GCTGCGCCATAGCACCCTCACGATTGAGAATCTCTGCCGCCACAGCTTCGTTGCCACTTAGTCTGCCACGCGAGGCGTAGGCTTCACGAGCTGCTTGCTCGGCACTACGCCTGTCTTGTGCGCTCAGCTGCCTTGCCGCTTGCGTTGCGCGTGCCGCCTCGGCTTGTGATGCCTCTACCTGAGCCTGAGCTTCTGGAGACAAAGCCTGTGCAAACCCACGGAACTGCGGGGCCATTCCCATCATGGACTCAAAATCAGCTTGTCTTGCAGCCGCTAGGTTCTGTGCGCTTTCTTGTTGTGCCAACCTGCCAAGGCCAAACAAGCCCATCTGGCCGTCAGCACCTTGCAAGAACGTGCTTACATCACCGAGGTTAAGACCAAGAAACTCAGGTCGATATTGCCGTTCAGCAGCCAGCACATCAGGCAGAGCCTTCTGATAGCCGCTAACGTATTTGCCGATGTCACCCTCGATGTCCACTTTGGGGACTTTGGGTGTTTTAGGTCTTGAGAATAAGCCGCCCATTACAGTTGATAGTATAGTTTTTCAGTAGGGATAACGCGAACCCGCTCATCCCCACGAAACTCACGGGCATAGGCGGTGTGTTCAACAAGCTCAACAAGCTGCTCAAGCGCGGCAACCGGGTCGCCAACGCAAAGAACCACAAAGATGCAGTCTGCATCTTCGTATGCCACCGGCACGGTTGGTTCTTCTGCTTTGCTAAAGTAGCCCATTAAGAATGTATTTGGTAGTGAGACAACCGCTCCGTTTTCCTGCATCCATGTTACGGCTGCATTGAAGTTGTCGCCTTGTTGCTTTTGTTGTTGAAGTTGATCGTATAGCCGCTTGGCTTCCTGGTAAGGTGAATTATACATTAGTAACCAATGGCAATCCAGTTGTAATCAAGGGTTACGCCACCAGTATTTCTTATTGTAATTGCAGAAGCACTTTGAGTCCCGATTTTTACTGGCTGTCGACTGTTGTTGGTGTCCTCAACTATCGTTGCCACCACGGATACAATGCCGTTTGGAAATGCCGAGCCAAAGGTAACAGTCTCGGCAGCATTGGCGGCAACCGAAACCTGCCCAGCTTTGAAAATCATACCATTTGGCAGGGTGGTTGTTTCTCCCCCAGTGTAGGACGTAGGGCTGTGGACTCCAAGATTATCCACATACGCTTTGATCGACTGCTGGGTGGCAAGGCTTGTCTCGCTATCGCTCGCCATGTCATCCTCATCGAGAATGGAAACCTCGGTCGGTGCCGATGCACCACCGCTGACATTACCAATTACGGTCATGTCGCTGAGATATTGAATCTTGGCAAAGGTCACGCCATCGGAAGCACTAGTAGAACTGGCAATCTTAGTCGTAGTCACGGCACTTGCGCCAATCTTGCCCGTGGTAATGCCGCTAGCCTTGACCTGCAAGCGGCCAGAGCCATTGACCTCAAGGGTGCTGTTGTCAGTAGTGCCAGAAGCACCAGCCACAAAAGTCGCAGCATCAACCAAGTTGTTGAGCTTGGTGTGCGTCACATCATCGCCGTCAGCGAATGTTTGTCCCTTAGAGAGAACTGCCATCTTAGTATTGAGTTAGCGTTTGCCTGTTGGTGGTATCGGCATCCATTTTAACAGACGTGATTTTGGGTCTGCCTAGTGAAACCAATCCTACTTGTTTGTTCTTGATTGTCAACGTGCCGTAGATTCCACGCGGGTTGCCGAGTCTGAATCTAAAGTTACCAGTCTCGTCAGCATTAAGCTGGCCGGGTAAACCGATGGATGTATCCAGCAATGATTCCACATCAGTCACCTTGTAGTCAGTGGTGTCTGGATCTTCTGAAGCAAAGCGGAAATCTACGTTGCTGGCATTGTCCCTAGACGAGCGCATCTGCACTTGACCAGTCTTGAACTTCTTGCGGTCTAGGTTATCAAAACCATATCCGCGAGTGGTGAGCTGGTAATCAATACCCGTCTGCGATGATTCGCCGGTCACACTCAAAGAATAGATGTCACGCGCCTCATCAGTGTCATCGCACAGATGCAAGCCACCTTCGGAGTTGATGATATACAGGTTGTTGCGCTCCTCGGCTTGGGCGATAGTAAAGTTGTCCACAAAGAAGTCACCAGAACCGTAGGAGTCAATGCTCTCCCATCCTTGGTTTAGCATATTGTAGATTAAAACCGTATTGTTTCCTTTGGCATCGTTAGCACCAACCTCGGAATCAAGCGGCACAGCCAAGTAGTAGCGGTTGTTGAAATATGTCGCCACTGAATCCTGCGCTCTCGTCTTGTTGATCCTGTCAATATACGGTTGAATCTTCTCGCTAAGTGGTCGCTCTACACCACGAAGGTTGTATTCATCAATAAAGCTCAGACCATACACCCCATTATCAGACAGGAAAAACACATTGTTTCCCTGTGACACAATGCTTTTGCGTGCCAAGCACCCAACCTCACGGGTAAGTTCCCGCACGGTTGTGTCGGCCAACGAACCCTGTGTTCCTTTAATCAGGTGCAAGCTGTTGCGGTTGAACACAACCATATTGTCGTCATAGAACGGGTGCATCCCGACTAGGTAGTCAGCCGTGCCTGCAGTAATGCGGAACTGCGAGGAAATAGAATCAAATGTGTTTCCGTCCAGAATGTCGCTCGCACAAATCTCGTCACGAATTTCTTTGTCTGTGTAGGTCGGGCTGGTTCCCGTTCCGCCTGGAGTGTAGTAATACGGACACCACAACCTGCGCTGGAAGTAAACACCCCAAGGCGGGGCAGGCATATGGAGAAAGCCGCCATTTACGCTGACATTGCCGCTAAACTCAATATCCTCGCTGGCTGATCCAGTTCCGTAGGTAATGTTGGCGACAGGCGCATAGAAATAAATATCGGTGCTGGTGGCTTCGACTACCGCGTATCTGCCACCAACAAGGGGCTGTAATTCAGTGACGCTGGTATAATCAATCGTAATATAGCTGCCCTCTCTAATGGTGTTGTTGTTAGCTATGTTAAAGCGAACCAAGTTTTCGCTGACCCCGTAGTGCGCCCCAGTAAGGCGAAACGCCTGTGGTTGGGTGTATGCGCCAGCAGGAACCAACGAGAAGCCAGCAGATGTGGCCTTGCCAGTATAGGCTGTGTAGGTTTCATCCCCGCCACCAGTAGCAATTACATACTGAAAATTGTTCTCGTCTACAATCGTGGTAACTGTGTGCGTTCCATTTGGGTCTGTCGTGGCAAACGTAATATTTTCCGTGGTCACGGTGTCTCCAGCCGTAAATCCGTGATCCCTCAATGTCACCTGAACAATCCCACTAGCACTTGTGTAGGTTGCAGCTTGGATATTCCTTCCGTTGGGAATAAACTCCCATGCTCGGCTCCCATTTCTGAATAGGTAAATGCGGTCAAATGCCTGAATCAAATCAACGCTACCGATCAATGAGCCCGTAGTGGGATATGGAATGCTCGTAATTGAGTAATCCGAGAGAACAACCTTTTTACAGTCATTATTGGTCGCCAAGAATACGCTTTCCTCAGAATCGTTGGCTGGGTCGCTGAACACACAGCTTCCGTTAATCTGGCTTACCGCCCCGCTATCAATGGTCGTTGCCACAAAGCCATACGTGCCGTCAGGCGTCAGAGTTTCGTCAACCCCAGTGTGTGCAAACGTCAGCGTATCCGCATCCACGTAGGTCATCTCGTAGGAGCCAGCCACCACATCGTCTGTCCCGGCAAGCGGAACCGTGGCGTTGTCTGGATCGCCAATCGTAATATGCCCGACAAAACCAGCATCAAGGTTATGTCCAGAGGCTAAGTTGATAGTCACCACATTGCTCGACCGACTGGCCGTGCTAATTGCAATAGGTGTAGAAATTATACCGAAGTTTACCTCAAGCGGCAGGTCACTTGTGGACAACGCACCGCTTTTTAAGGTAATACCCCTACGCGGTTGCCAATACCCGTCAATGCGCCCGTTTTTGCTCAGAACAACCTCGCCAGGTTTTAACTGGTTCGGTTGCTCTCGCTGGTTAATCCCGATGAAACCAGTGTCACCATCGACAAGCGGCCGGTCGTCAAGACTACCGTATGAACGGTATTTTGACATCTGGCTTATTTGTAGGCAATAACCACACCGCTCGCCACGTGAATCGTGGTAAACTCACCAAACAAGGTGGTTCCAGCAAGGTGGGTGATACCCTCTAGGTTGGCGATGGTGCTAATCGGGCCGTTGTTTCCGGTCACAAGGTCGGTAAAGACGGCATCTTTCACAATCTGGATGACGCGCCACTTACCAGTGGTCGAGCCTTCCGTTGATGTGAGTGCGTCACCACCCGCTTGTCCTTGAAGCTGATATGAGTCTCCTCTTGACATGGCAGACACTTACCACGTTTGACAGCCTAATGTCAACCCATC